TCTCCCGATTTGATAGCTTGGAGAGCCACTCGCGAGTGTATTGAGAAACACGATGGTTTCGTTGACGACGACCATCTGTTGAGGGAGATTCGAGCCTTGGTAATTGTTGAAGCTCAATTCATCGTCAAGGATGCCGGTGATTATCTTTACGGTGTAGCCGTTCGTGAGGATGATTTCCCGCGTTGTTTTGACTATCCAGTTCTCGCCGTGCCGGTCGATGGAGAGTATCTGCCCCTTCACCCACTTCCAGGGTGTTTTTGCTCGTAAGGCATTGCCGTCCCAAAGGATGATGGCACCCTGGTATCCGAAGTTTGCGCCGATGAGAATTCCGGTCGGGCCGGAACGAACTGCGGTTACGGTCATGCCTTGGGGAAGGCCGAGCGCGGAAGAATTGAAGGAATCGTCGGAAAACAGCACCGCGACCGAAGAAACATTTCCGATAACGACAAGGTCCTCATAGGTGTCCATCGGATGCTGGCCTGTGTTGAGCGATTGCCAACTGTCATTGTAAGAGCCGTCATACTTGCCAAGATTGGAATTCTGCGCATAGAGAAGTCTGCCCTTCTGGTCGCCGACGAGGCCCGCGCCGTTGCCGCCGGGGGATCGTACGATAGCGAAATCATAATTGCCGGGCGTGGTTTCCTTGAGAATCTGACCGGCGTCGTCTTGCGCATACATGACGCCATTTGCGAGGGCAAAGTATTTGATATTGCCCATACCCGAAACTGCTCCACTGTCAATCTTGTTTTGAATGTTGTAAAGGGTTCCCATGCCCATGAGGGAGTGGGTGAGTCCCTGTGTGTAGTACGAAGTGCCGGGACGAGGAACGTCCGAGAATCCTGCGAAGGCTCCAAAGGGTGATACGCGGATCATGCGGAGTGGTTAAAAAGTTTGGTCCATATCCACTGCCCCAAAGCAGAAAAAATTGCTCCGATGAATGCTCCGGCGATTCCGAGTTTCACTTTGATGCCGACCAAGCTATTCTCGCTCTTTGCTATGCGTGCTTCGTGGTTTTGAAGAACGGCAAAAAAGCGGTCGAAGCTCTTCGTTGAGTCGTCCATCTTTGCTTCAAGACGGCCAAGAGAACGCATGATGTCGGCGTTGATTTTGTCCTGGGCTATTTCCCGCTGTGTATCGCGTTCCTCGCTCATTGGTATTTGTTTTCAAATTCGGTGTCCTGCTTTGCATATTTCCCGCCGTAGGTCGTCCCCTGAGTGGTGTATTTACTCTTGAAGAGACTGATGATGCCGTCCGTGAATATCTTGACGAAGGCAAATCTTCCTTCTGCATTCATAATGTCGTCTGAGAGACTGCGGGCGAGTCCCTTGGCGAGAGTGGCGAGGCGCGAGGCGGCGTTTGAGATAGCATCGGCCATTGAACGGAAGTAGGAGACTAATCGGGAAAGCGTCGCGCTGCGAGAAGCTCCGCTCAGAATCGAATCAGAAAGAGCGCGTACCACTCCGAATAACCTGGAAACGGTTGCTGATCGTGAAGCTCCATTGAGGATGGAGGCGCTTATGTTCCTGGTGAGTCCTTTAGCGACGGTGGCGAGCCTGCTTGCTCCGTTCGAAATGGCGTCGGTCATGTTTCTTTTAAAAGTAGCGACTCGGGAAAGCGTTGCGCTGCGAGAAGCTGCCGTAAGAATGGAGTCTGAAAGCGAACGCGCAAAAGCTGTGTTATTTACCATCGTTTGACCGGAGCCGCCATTGTATAAATCAGTGATCTCTTGGGATGAAAGCGCCTTGCTCCAAAAACCCACTTCATCAATATTGCCATTCAAAAATACAAAGTTTGTGCCGGTGTTATTGGCGCATCCGATCCTCACATAGCTGGTTGCTTCGTAACCCAAGGATGCGCTAAAAGATTGTGCGGCTCCGGGAGAACCATCGGTATAAATCTTCAGATTGCTTCCATCAAACCAGCAAACATAGTGATGCCAATTTCCATCGTTGACTGCGGAAGCAGAAGTCTCGCTGTTAGAAGACCCCGCTCCATTGCCAGCCACCAATACCAGCTTATTATCCGAAGCCTGTTGGAAAATCTGTAAGCCAGAAGCATGCGTGGCTTGAGAATATGATTGAAATATCCCTTGGGTGGCAGCGGTGCTGGTCTTTAGCCAAAACGCGACAGAGAATGCCGATGTCGGCTGCAAGGCGGATACGGTGGTAAAGGATATTACGCTGGAGCTTCCATTAAATCCCGCTCCTTGATTCACCTTTCCGTTGCCGGAAGAATACGTTATGGCCGTGTCTGAACCATTGTTCGTACTGAAAAAGTCGTTGGAATTACCTTCCATTTCCCAGTACGAAATGAGGCCGGTAGTAAGAGTTGCGTTAGTGTCTACTTGGAAATGTTTTCCCATAGAAAATCGAAAACGGGTCGGGTATTTTCAAACTATTTCATTACCGACTAGAGGTTTACGGTCCAGTTGACGGTCAAGGTGTCGTTCGTCGCGAGAGTCGCGGACGAGGCGAAGTTTCCTTCGACAAACATGTTTCCGGTGGAAGCGGCGTCGAAGATCGCGGCTGATGCAACCGTCTGTGCGCCGGTCGCGGTGAAGGTTTTCGTGAGAATGTAGCTCGCGGCTCCGTCGAGCGAAGCAGGGGCCGTATAGGTTCCTGCGGTTGCGAGTGCTCGGGTGAAACCATTCGTGGAGAGTTCTCCCGAAAGGGTGGTGTCGCCTTTCGCTGGCGTGAGGGTTGTAGGAGAGACAGCGATATATTTCGCGGTTGAAGGCGATGAGATGCCGCCGAGCGTCGTGCCTGAGATGAGCGATGCGCAAAGCGCTGCTCCTGCGTCGACGCGGGAGTTATAGGAGAAGCGGAGACGGTCGGCGCGGTAGACGCCTACTTTGTCCCTTCCCTCGATTTGCTGAAGGAACTCGCCTTTTGCGAGTGGTTCTCCTTGCTCGTAGTACCGCTGGAATCGGGCGATTCGGTTCTCGATGCGGTTGAAGCCGGAGATGCCGAGATGGAAGCCGATGAAGGCTCCGATGCGGGTATGCAAGAGCTTTTTAATTGTCTGGCCAATTGGTGAGTATTGGACAGGGGTGGGTGTGTTGAGGTTCACGTTGATGATGCTGATTGGTCGGCCTTTAGTGAGAACGCTTGAAGACCATCGCGAGTCGTGCGCGTTTGCCTTCTATGCCGGGCTTTCGTGCGGCAGCTTTGAGCTTTTCGATGGGGATGTCTTTCCCCGGTTTTGCTTTGAGGGTGGAGCGGAGAGCGCCGGGATGCTTGACTGCGCCCGCCATCCAGTTCTTTTTCTTCTTCATAAATGGGGTCTGGCCGGTGGCCCGCGTTATTGCGAGCCACAAGCCAAACATTTAGAGAGTCGAGAACTGCGGGAAGAATTCGCCGAGCGTGTTCACGTAGACCGCGTTCGGAACGACGGTTGCATCGTCGAGGGCGGTCGTGCCTCCTACGAAGTTGCCGGTGCCGGTCGGGTTGATGATGACGAAGCCGAGCGGAACTTCGCCGTCTGCGGTCGTCGGGAAGACGACGCCTCCGATGGTGCTTGCCTGGGTTCCGGCGTACGTCTTGGTCGTGCCGGATGCGTTCACGGTGAAAACGAAGACGTTGAAGTTTCCATTGGTGACGGTTCCGACAAGGGCGGGAAGATCGGCGGCGGCGAGTTTGACGAGGACGCTATCCACCATCGCATAGGCGATAGAGCCGGTCTTAACGACTGCGGAAGCTGATCCGTGGATCGCAAGCGCTCCTGAAACGAGTAAGGTGTTCACCGTTGCCCGTTGGAGCTTGTCGAACAATGCCAACATTTCTCCTTCCGTGTTCGGAAAGTTGATTGATTTGGTTCGAGCCATTGGGTTAATGATTTAGATTTATGCGACCTTGAAATGTCCTATGGGGCACCCGATTTCTCGAATGCCCCTAGTGGATTAGGACTTAGCCAGTGCAGAAGAGTTCTGCGGCGAACTTCAATCGGTTGTCCGTGACGTGAGCGCCGTAAACGTACAAGTCCTTGTAAGCCGTGCCGAAGTTACCGATGAGGTCTTCTTCCATGCCGACTTCCAAGACTTTGTCCGCGAACGTGAGCCAGTTGCGGTTGCACGCGATAACGTGCCAGCCGTTCGTGTTGTCGCCTTGTACACGCGGGGTCTGGATTACCTTGAATCCAACAAGCTCGGTGAGGAAGCCTTTGCGCACGAGTGCGTCGAAAGCTGCCGGAACAGAGAGCGAGATGTTCGTACCCTGCGGGATCAGTTTGGCGATGATCGGGGGAACAACGAGGTAGCGGTCTTCATCGGGGACTTCCTGGTCGTCAAGTTTCTGCTTGAGGGCCAAGATGTTCGACATGATGTTCGAGCCGGTGAGGGCGACAGGCGTGTTCGCCTGGATCGTGTACGAAGTTCCCGAAGAGATGACGCCGCCGTCGTATGCCGTAACCGTGTCATCGAACACGTCGAGCTGGATCGCGATGTGAGTCGTGTCCGTGAACGTGGCGATGCGGTACTGCTTCGAGAGGCCGGTGCAAGTAAATGCTTTGCCGACCATCGAAGAGGTGAAGGTCGTGCCGGAGCCGGTCACGTTGCCGGAAGCGTCGATAGCGACGGTGCCGGTCGTGTAGTCGGTTCCAACGCGGTTTCCTGCGGCGATGCGGTTGAAGAAGCCGAGAATGAATTTGTCGACGTTCTTCCTCCGCTCTGCGGCGGTCTGCTCGACGATGACGGGGCGGGGTTCCTTGATGTAGGACTGCCACTTCGCCAACGTCTTCTCGCGCCAGTAGAATGACTTCTGCTGGTCGATGACAAGCTGGCCGTTGACTTCGGTGAGGTCGTCAACGGACAAGTTCGCGCCGCTGTAGACCTTCTCCGAGAGCTTTGCGAAGCTCAAGATGTTGAGCTTGGAGCCTACGCCGTTGATGTCGCCTTCGTAGTCTCTGTTGCAGACTTCATCGAAGATCGCACCAAGGTAGACTTCCCGCATCACTTTGCTGGAAAAGCCTTCTGCTAGTTTTGTTGCGTAAGGGGATGCCATTGGGGTTTTTGGTGGTTAACCCCAACCGTCGACTGCCTAGATGTCTAACTCAATGGGATGAGTCTTGAGATAGTCCTGGAACGCTTTCGGGTCTGATTGCCTGAGCGTAGCGAGGGCTTCTGTAGATAGCGTCTTAGGCGTTTCGGGAGTTCGAGGACCGCCGTTGCCGAGTTCGAGGCCGGGTTTTGGCGTCGGTTTGGGAGGTTCTGGAGTGGCGCTCTGTTTGCCGAGAAACGCGTCTACGAGGACTTCCATAGGAATGCCCTTGTACTGCGGTTTTGAAGCATACTCTCTAAATGCCTGTTCTTTGCCTTGTAAGGCAGGAGTGGAGGAGATGACAAGCTGTATGCTTGTGTTCCTTGCCCGCTCTTCTTTGATCTCGGCAATGTCTTGCCGAGCGGCGAGGGCTGCTCGTTCCGCATTGTAGATGCGGCGCTTATCGGCTTTCTGCGCGTCGTCCAGAATGTCCCAATCCGGGAATGCTGTCCTGTATTCCGAATCGGTTGGTTCTTTTGTCAATTCCTGTCGAGCTTTTTCCTCTGCGGCTAAACGCTGTAAGAGGAGTTGATTTTCCCTCGTTGACTCCGCGAATTTCTTCTCGTAATCAATGGGAGGAGTCGGCTCTTTAGGCGGCTCCGCCGGTGGTGTAGCGACCGGGGGCACTTGGTCCGTCTCCGGTGGGAGGTTTGGAACGTCTGACATTTGTTTTGTTTCGCCGTCCCTTTCGGGGTTTGGCAAAGATTAATTTAATGGTACTGCGTAGTGACTGCTACGCAAGGTGTGGATAAGTCCTACTCGGACTTCTTCTTTGGTGCTGCTTTCTGCTCCGATCCGAGGACCGAAGCGTATCGCTCCCTTTGGTCCGAAGAGAGATACGAAACCCTTGCGCGAAGGAATTCGATGTCCCCCGGTGTGAGGGCTTCTACTTCCTTGCGGGTAATTTCCTCGAAGCGTTCTCTTGATTTTGAATCCATAGGATTTGATTTGGTTTATGCGACCTTTGGCTAAATTGATTGGATCGTTGCCATGAGGGATTGCAACGTTGCGGCGCTCGGGCTGCTCTGAAGCGAGGACTGCGTTTGTGAGACGAAGGTCGCAAGAGCAAGCAGCGCGTCGTTGATGTCGCCCGGAGAAACGGTCTTTGTGCTCGTCGGGGTCGTGACAACGTAGTTGTTGTTCGAGTCGAGCGAGAGCGCAGCCCCGATGAGGGAAGCTAAGAGGTTAATTTGATCTGGTGTCATTGTGGTGATGATGATTGCGACCTTTTATTCAAGCCCATACTTTTGCTGAAGCATGAGTTTCAATTGATTCCGTTCTTTCTCCGGCGTGATGATGATCTTCGTGATGTCTTCGAGGAGCCGGGCGTATGCCTTGTAAAACATATCCTTCTTCTCGGAGTTCTCGAAGCTCTGAAGCTCGTGGTTGGCGCGTTCAAGTTCTTTGGGGAGGAGCTTCTTCAGGTCGTCAATCGTCGTCTCCGGTTTCGTGAGGATCGCTTCCCATTGTTTGAAGGTGGCTTGTTCGGCGGGCTTCAGGTCGTCAATCCCCCTGATGCCTAATTTTTGAAAAATGGCGCTGAGGTTAAGCATTGGCGGGTTGGGCTATGGGACGGCTTGGCATGGGGAAATGGGGCGCTCCGGCGATTTTAGGGGCAACGGGAGGCATCGGGGTTGGCTTGCCGGGTCCTGCTTGCATCATCATGGAGGCTTGCTGGTCATCGAAGTTCATGACTTCTTTCGTCTCCTCTGGTGTGAGTCCCATCCAATCCAAGACCTTCTGCTTGTAGATTTTCTGAAGCGGGGCGTTGTTCGGGAAGTCCGTGACGGCGACCTTCATCTTTTGGATTGTCTGCAAGCTGTCCGACTCCTTATCAGCTTTCGAGCCGACTTTGACCTTGTAGCCTTCTTTGGAATACGTCTCCGCGAGGTTGAGTGTCTTCGGGTAATACTGGCCCTTGGCTGATTTCTTGTAGAGCTTCGGTTGAGCCATATCTTTGCCGTTCGCCTGGACGAGTTCGACGAAGATTCTGCCGATGTCCTCCCAATATCGCTTGTGGTATTTGGAAATGTTAGAGGCGCGTTCCTTGGCTTTCGAGGCGAGGATTTGAATCTCCTGGGCGGTCTGCGCTGCGCCGGGGGCGTTCGGGTCGTCCTGCCCCTGCTCGATTGCCGTCGCGCCGCTCACTCCCTGGATTTCTTTGTCGATCCAGTCAAGTTCTTTGAACACGTCGGGCATCGTTGGAACGGTGACGGGTTGCAAAACGTCTTGCGGTTTTCCGGGGAGAGGGTAGAAGCCGAATGGAGCCGGGTCGTATCCTACGGGCGTCCATCCTTCTTTCGCGGTCGAGTCATAGAAATACATCCCATAGTTCGCGAGCGTTCCATTCTCAACCTTCTGGCTCCATCGTGCGTTTGCGACGAGGTTCAATTGCCGAACCGAGTCCGCGCCGCCGTCGCTCCAACAGTCGGTTCTTTCAACGTCTCCGGCCCAAGAAGCCCAAGAGAACATATTGATGCCGAGTATCTCGCGCAACGGCTTCTGCATGAGAATCTCATTCGCATTCGCGGTGACGACGACCATGACGACATCTTCCTTCTTTTCGTCGTCCCAAACCTTGACCTGCATCTCGTTCAATTCGACGTAGGTTTCTCCGAGGAGTGGCATGAGGACATCGGGGACGCCGAGATCAAGCAAACGCTTTGCCTTGTCTGCCGCTATGAGGGCGTTCTGTCCGGCAATGACGAGTCCTTGCTTCGTGGCGAAGAATATCTTGAGGCGTTCGATAGCCGCTTTGTCGTATAGAGGATTCCGTTCGCAATCGGAAAGGGTCCGGTAGATTCCGGTGTGGGTGATGCGCCTTCCCGACTGCAAGTCCCAAGGGTTCATGAAGCGGTCGAGAAGTACGTCCTGGGGGTCAATGACCTCCATGTGGAACCATCCGTCAATGATGTTCAGCTTCGCGAACGAACGGCCATAGAGCCATTCCTGCTTCCGGTCAACTTCTTCGAGAATGTCGAGCCGGAGCCGCTCGGCGCATTGGGTCCAATACTCGTTGAGGTAGAGTTCGGATTGCTTGTCGTTCGCCTGGTTCTCGTAGTAGTTATCGACGGGCCAATTGGTCTGCGTGAGGTAGGTCTTCAGCGTCTTCTTCATGTACGGCACGTTGACTGATTGCCGTTGCGTGAGTCGGTTCACGATGACCGTATCGCGGGCGAGTTCGTAATTCATCGTCCACTGGTTATGACGGCGCTCCCGGAACAGACGATCTGATTCGAGATGCTTTTGGATGATGGAGATGGTCAATGGTTGCACCATGCGGGGAAGCCATCGACCCTGGCTATTGCTTTTAGTTTAAGATATGGGCGTTAGATGTAAAGCTGGGGATAAGTGCGGTAGTTCGTATCGGTTCCAAAAACGGAATCTGGCTAGTATGATGTCGGCGCACTTGTCGGTAGATGGGAGGTCGGAATGTCAAGACGAGTAGCGGCTGTGATAGGGATAATCGTTTTGGTGGGCTGCGTCGCATTGGTTCTGAACGATTTGTACAATCAACCGCATTGGGTATCGCGGTATACCGGGGAGACGTGCATAATCGGAGACAAGGTCGAAAGACCGGGGGGCGCTATGTTCGGGAACTATCGGAGCGTGAAAATTGGGGATGGAATCGCGATTCTTATGCGTGAGGACTTGGTGTTCAATCCTAATTCGAGTCCGTGCGTGCGAACGGATAAATGATCTCAGGCAATCATACCGGGAAATGGTTTCACGAGGCCGGTGGTCGGTGGGGGCATCACTAAGCTCTTCGCGTTGTGGTTATAGACCGCGTAGCGGAGCGCATCCATCAAGTGATCGTTCACCTTGATCGGCTCTTCCTTGGGCTTTTCTGAGTCGTATCGGTATGAGTTGAACTCGTCGAGGACGTTCTTGCAGGTGTTGAATACAAAAAGTTGGCGCTTTCGGATGAGTTCGCGGACGCGGTCGATTCCCAGAATGACGTTCTTGTCCACTTGCCTCACGTAAAAGCCGTGCCGCTTCATCGCCTCGATGCGGTCCGGTTCTGCTGGATCGGGGTAAACCTGCCGGAAGCTCGTTTCCGCTTGCAGGCGTCGCAAGTCATCTTCGATCTCGTCTTGTACCCGGCCAGCGCGGTAATACTCGTTCGTGATGAAATAGTTGTTGTCGTTGTCGATCTTGATGACGACAGCCGCGGCCGGATTGTGGAATCCGAAGTCGAGGCCGAGAATTGCGTCCTTCACGTTGATCTGCCTGGGCGCGATGATCTGCTCGGCGGGAAGGTTCATAGACGACGCCTTCCATCTTTGCGAACTCGCCGCAATACCTCCGGGCGAATTCTTCCGGTGAGAGGCGTTTCTTCTCGGCGTCGAAGTGGTCTTTGGGAAAGTTCGGATTGTCGATGGACGCCCATGTGAAGACGGAGAGGCGCGGGTCTTCGTGCCGGAACCAGGGCAAATACACTTCTTCGTAGAGCCAATTAAGCGAGTAGGGCGTCGTCGTGATGAATATCTGGCCGCCGGTCATCGCAACGCGGCTCTTGAGGATCGTCCAGGCAAGGCGCGGCATCTGGCCAGCCTCATCGGGCCAGGCCCAATTTGCGGTGATGCCTTCCGCTCCCAAAGGCTGGTCGAACGATCGGCAGAAGACATGTCCTCCGGTCGGAAGCTCGATGTCGCCCTTCGATTCCTTGTAATACTTCCGGAGCATTGGGAAGTTTTGAAAGAACTTGTCGAGGGTCGATTGCTGGAGGATTTTGTAGGTGGGCGCGGCGATGATGCCGTTGCCCTTGGGAAACTCTTGAATCTTCTTCCCGGACCAAACGGAGCCGAGAAAGGTCTTGCCGGATTGGACGCCAGCTATTGCAGCGCCGAACTGCGTTTGAAAGTTGAACGCGGCGAACTGTTGTTTAAAAAGCTCAATCCGTTTTTCCTCCATCCTTTTGAACAATGGTTAACGTGAATGGAAGATTGCCGGAGTGTTCGACGAGTTCTTTTGATTTGCCAAGCTGCCGGTCGAGATATTCCTTGATTGCCTGGGTGTCCTGCTTGCTCACGCCCTTTTCGTAGAGGACATCAAGCAAACGGAGCAAACGGGTTCGTTTGTGAAGGTCTGAGTCGTCAATCTGAAGCCCGTGCTGGGCTATGAGCGTTTTGACGCGTTCAATCTCCGCTTTGTTCAAGAGCGGCTTGCGGCCCGAGCCTTCTCTATGGCCGCCATGCTTACCCCCTGTTTTTTCAAGTTTTTCAACGGAAGTTTCGGCCATGCTCAGATTGGAAATGGGAGATCGGGTGGGAATGGGAAGAATCCAGCGTGGCCGGTTGGCATCGGAGGTCGTCCTACTTTCTTTATCCATTCCCTCATGCACTTCGGGCAATGCACGATGTCACAGTCCTCGCAATAGCGAAGCTCGTGTACGCATTCCGTTTTTAAGACAAGCTGATGCGAAGGATGCGGGGGATTGATTGGTGAATTTAATGTTGGTTCGTTCATAGCTTCTTTTAGGAGAAAATCGGTGCGGCGCTTGGTCCGAAGGAATAGGATGGTGAATTGAGTGCAGGAGGGTAGGCATGGATAAGCGGGTCAAAAAGTCGGAACCGGAGTATGCCGAACCGACGACGGCTGAAAAAATTGGCGAAGGTATTTTCAACGCAATATACGGGGCGTTTCACGGGGTGATGGGATTCTGGCGCGATATGCACCTCCCTGAAACGAGTAAACAAGCGGCGGCTGCCGTTCTGAAATACGACGAGATGGTGAAGAACGGCAAGGCGGAAGTTTCGAAGGGCATTGAGCATCTTGACGATCGGGGCAGGAGAGTGAAGGACGTGAAAGAGAATATCCGTTGGTTTAAGGAGATGAAGAAGGTATATCGGAAGACCGGGACATTTGAAGACCATTACTTTGTGATGGTGGGAGTTTTTGACCGGAAAGGCAATCCAACCGGCGAGGGGCGCGTGTATCGGATAAAGGGGCCGAAAATCTAAAACTGCGGGGTTTGTTTGGTTCATTGCACGATGACGAGTCCTACGACGATCTTCCAAACGAATTTTGGCATCCATCGGGGCTTGCGCTTAAACAGGCGATTCATGACTTCGGGATTCGTGAGAATCTCCATCGCCTTCCGTTGCACCTGGAATGTGCGGTCGTATTTGCGGCTCATTGGTACGGGTTGAGTGGTTTACTGATGAGACCTTTGACGCAGGTGGTGGGGTCGTTTCCGGTAGCGGCGATTTCTTTGAGGATCGCTTCCTCTCCTTCATGTTGACCAAATGGGCCGGAGGGTACGAGAGTGATGATTTCCGCGCCGACTTCCTCGGCTCTTTCTCTAATCCGGGCCATCTCGCGCTTTGCTTCTTCGTAGGAGGAGACTATCCGGTAAATTGCGAGGTTCATTGCTTTTCGTGTTCGTTTATCTCGGCTTCGACTTCCCGGCAGGCGTCTTTGAGAAGCAAATAGAAAAGTCTGAGGTCTTCAAGGTAGGTTTCGCTTTCTTTGAAAGAAAAACTCAAATCAACCGGCTCTTTCTTATGATTCTGGGCGTGGTATTCGAATATGATGTCGCGGGGTTTTTTGAAAATCATCGTGGGGATGGTTAATGTAATCGTACCGCCTACGCGGCATTCGTCAATATGAAGGTCATGTCGGCCATAATGAGTATTTTCATCGGGTGACAATCAGTTTTTTCTTCGGGTCTCTCTCGTAAAGAAGGCAGAGGAGCTTCCATTTAAGCTTCCACTCTCCGGTTTCAAAGCCCTTGACCTCCTCGTATATTTCTTCCCCGGTCTTTTTATCCCGGTAGACGAAGTCGATGTAGTAGTTTGTGATGTGGGACGGGATTTCTTTCGGGTGCTTAGAGCACTTGGAGGAGCAGAGGCGCAGGCAGGAGGCGCAGATGTCGAAGCTGATTCTGACTTGCCGCCTGATGTTTTCGATCTCGTTCGCGCGCTCCAAGAGGTCGAGTTCCGCCGCGCGGCCAGCTTCTTTCTTTGAGTGAAAAACGGAACCGTTGTATTCGGTTGATTTGGCCCCGTATTTAGTTCCTCTCCGGTTGTACCAGGTCATTCCTCCTTGTCTTTTGGTTTATGGCAGTCGCACTGGCATTGGCTATCATGCGGCTCATCGTATCCGCGCAAAACAGTTCCGTCGCAATCCTCGTGTCTCCCATGTTTGCATTCCCATGAACGTTTGCTTTTCATTTCTCTTGATGGTTTGTTTGGTGGGGTAATACGAATTGGCAAGGATAAATAAACTTTACGAGCGCAAGGTACATTATCGTTGTTCCAATTGCTACGGCCAAAATACTGAAAACAGCCAATAAACTTTGGAGTATTACTTTCATTTCAGTTCTTCTTGGTTTGTTTCGGGCACGATCTTCAAAACATCTGCAATGGCCTGGTCATATGCTTTATCTTCTGGGTCTAAATCTCTTGCGTATCCGTTGCTTGCGTTCGGATAGGGTTTATTCGGGCGTAAATCCTCTATCTTCCCCCGTAATTCTTCTTTGAAGCGAGAGCGTTCATCGAGGCGGGCGGTTTTAGCAATGGTAAGAGGAGCTTCGATAAGTTGCCCAATCACTTCTTCATCGTGCCTTTTTTGGCTTTCAATACCCTCTTCCCTCGCCTTCGCTATCTCGGCGGCGTGAGATTTTTGGAGTTCTTCCTTTGCCAGTTTCCAGTTTGCTATTTCCTCATCCTTTTTAGCGAGTTCGGTGGAGATGAAGATTTTCGTTCTGTCCTTTATGTCAGGTTTTGGCTCATGACAACGGCAGTATCCAGGGAAATTAAGGCCACACTTAACACAAAGAAATGAGGAAGGTTTATGAACAAATGCCTCAAATCTCTCCTCCCATCCTTCATTGGGGCGAGGGGTGGGGGTAGAGTGTAATCGCTCGTATGCTTTGCAGTTTTTATCGGTGCATTTATGAGAAGGGCAACACGCTTGGCGACAATAAAATCCCGTACATTTGCAGATTTCACATCCTTTCCCCCTGATGCTTTCTATGAGGTCTAGTTTGGTCATGGGAGTGATTGCCAGAACTTTTCTTCATCGCCGTTCGAGAGGCGAGTATAGAACCATCTCATCGCCCAGACATTCCAAGTATTTTGGAGGGCTTCAAAATCTTTTTCATTACAATTGCATTTGCTATCAGGGTTATTGCAATCGGTACAAGTATGAAGTTCCCATCCTCTCGCCTTCCCTAATGCTTGCCAAAAAAGAGGATCGGTAAATACTTGATCATTTTTCAGTGGAGTCACATTACCTTGGGAATCTATTTTCTCTACATTTAACCAAGCTGGGTTCCATCGAACATCATATCCTCCCTCAATCGCCTGTTTGATTGCGTGTTGTGCTGATGCGAGTTTTTTCATTGGTTCTTTAGATTTTTTAGGGCGATGAGGATTTCTAAAATGTCTTGCGTAGTTTGTTCATACTGATACGCTCTGCCATACTGTTTTACTCTTGCCACACACTCATCAATCGCATCCTCTCTCCCTTGTTCGTAATTTTTCTTTAACTCGGAGTAAGAGGCGCTTATGGTTTTATCAATTTTTTCTCTCTCTTGTGCCGCGCAAAACTGATAGAAGAACTCCTTTGCCTGGGCGATCTCGTTCGGCGTCGGCATTTCGCCGGAGCCGAGCAGGATGTTGAGGATGGTTTTAAATCCGGTTTCGTTGGGAGTCATAGGAGTGTCGGCTGTGTTTGGAGTTCTTTTGTTGGGGCGAATGCGGGAGGGAAGACAGGCGCGGGCCGGACTATCTGATACCAGTAAAGTTTCGGATTGTGCGGGTCGTGCCAGCCCTTGATTTCGAGTTTGCGTTTGTGCCTTACGTCGTAGACGCGAGCACCTACGCGGGAGAGGGAAAGTCCGGGGCCGTAGACTTTCTCCACGATCTCATCGGTGCGATGGGGCTGAAAATCGCTGAGAAGGTTATAGAGCCGGTCTGCTTGTGATTGTTTCATGGAGGTTTTGTTTTTCGGGGAGGGACACCATGAAAGGTTGCAGTTGTAACCCTCCGCGATATTGCCCCGCGCTTATTTTCGCGGTGTCCCTTGTTTGGTTATCCTTCTTCTTCGGGGAAGAGTTCCGGCGCGTCTTCCGGTCGGACATGGAGCGGCCTTTCTAATTTGGACGGTGCGGGTTTTGTTGCTGGTGCGGTCGTCCTTGACTCCGGCTTCGGGCCTAGCTGGAAGTTCTCACAGATGATCTCGGTTGCCCTGCGCGGCGCTCCGTCCTTATCCGTCCATTCCCGCGTTTTGAGTCTGCCCTCTACGAGGACGAGAGAGCCTTTTACGATGTACTGACTCGCTATTTCCGCTTGTTTGCCCCAGACGATGACGTTGTGAAACTCTACCTCTTCTTGCTTGGTTCCCGATTTGTCCGTCCATTTTCGGTTCGTGGCTATGCCGAGCCGTGTGACCGGCTGTCCGCTTTTTGTGGTCCGTAGCTCGGGAGTCGCGGTCACATTTCCGAGGATGATTGCTTTGTTGAAATTCATTTGATTGCTTGGTTAGTTTTTTCTGTTCGGAGTTTTAGAGGTCTTCGAGTCCTCCCATATCGTGCTCGGCAGAGTCTTTACCCACATCGCGGTGCTTCGGTTCGGCGGCGGGGTGTCTTCCGGGATAGGGGGCGGCAGAACGCGGGGGCGGAGCTTTTCTATTATCGCCAGCATCAAAATCAAGATTGTTGTCCTTAATCTGGAAGACCTTCATCTTGATGTACCGCTCTGAATAGGTATCCATTCCGCCCATCTGTTGTGTTTCGTTCGTTGCCTTGATGGTTGGTTTCTCTGTGCGAAGCTCGAAGGTAAGACATCCGCGTTCATTCGTGTTGGCAAACACATCGGATTCCTTTGATTCCAGGTCAACGAAGCGCAGTTCTTGGTAGAAGCCGAACTGGTCTTGCTTAAGGGATGTGAGGCAGATCGTCTTTGTCTGCTCGCACGCTTCTGCTACGAGGGCTTCAACCTGTTCCGGTGTGAAGTAATCGTATTTGCTGTAGTCGTTGTGGCCGGCTCGTTTTGCGTTCGTGTCGCGGATGACTTGGCGAGCTTGGGCCAATTTTTCGTAGATGTTCATGGTTAGTGGTTTTGGTTTGTTTCTTCGTGATCGTAGTCGTTCGCGGTCCGGTCGCCCTCGTCCTGGTGCTCGGTCCACAAGTGTTTCTCCATGTCCTTCCGCATGACCCAAGCGGGGCAGAAGGGGCACTTTGATTTTGAGAGCGGGTGAGGGGGTGGGGTTCCGATTACTGCGTTGATGATTCTTTCTGATGCTTTCATTGATGTGATGATTTGGGTTTGTGTTATTCGCCTGAAGGGAAGGCTTGCGTCTTGACCTTCAGGCGAATGCAAGTCTTACTGTTCGACTGGTTGGTTTTTTTCGTCCGTCTTGAGAAGCTCGCCAGATTTGAACGCTTTGATTTTGAGTTCGGTCGTCCGGCTTCCTTTAAACTTCTTCTGCCACTCGCGGACTGCGCGGCTGATTGCGGTTCCCCACGATGACGCTTGGACGGTGTAATCGGTGGGGTAGCGGTCTCCGCTGATCTGAACGCGATAGATTTTCATGGGTTGGATTTTTAGGTTTCGAATTGTCCGCGCTGACGGGGCGAACTTCCGCACAAGTTATAAAGCGAGGATACCGATTGCGAGGAGCATTCCGAGGGTAGCGATTGCCGCGAACTTGAGGAGTGCGCCGAAGAATGTTTCCTCTTTGACAATCCTTCCGGTGGGAGAGAGTGTCATGCGCCACAAGAGAGATTCGTTAAGCATTGTTGTGAATAACAATGATTGACGGAGCCATCTGCGAGCCGTTGACCGTATCCCAGTTTTCGGTGTACTTGCCGCAATCGGGACAAGTTATCGCGTTGATGTTGGTGAGGTCGGCTGGGAATCGGTACTCTGCTCCGCAATTCTCGCATTGGCCCTGGATGAGTTCTTTTTTGTTCATGGATTTATTGCTTTGATTTTTCGACCTTTTTGTTTCGGCGAGCGCGGAGCTTTTTGAAATAGCTCCGGCCATATTTCTTGAGGACTGCTTTGCCTCCTAATCGGGCAAGTTCTTTGTGATCCATGGGGCGTTAATTATTCAATAAATCCATGCCGGTTGCGAAACCGATTGGCACCAAGAAAATGAAGAGGGTGGGTAACCATCCCCAAAGGGTAACAAAAAGAACTGCGAGTGAGAGAAATGGAATAGAGACCAATACGAAGCCGACAGTTCTTTTGTTCATTGTTTTCTTTTTGAGAAGCCAAGGCATGGACACCCTTTATTGAGGCATATTTGTCTACCATCTTTGGAGTGATGCTTTTCGGAGTGCCGACACCATGCTTTACCACAGATTTGTGACTTCATAGATTTAGTGTGGTTTGTTGATGGCGGAGCACGAAGGCATATCAGGGCTGTTCTCCGTTTCAAGGCGTTCACCCTTGCGGGCTTGCCTGTACGACATTTCTGCCGTCTGCGTAGAGCGAGTATCGCGTCACGCTCACCTGAAGTAGCCGTTACATCGCGCCCCCATCAACAAACCACTACATTCACAATAGCGCAACGGCTTGCCGTGTCAACGGCTAGCTGTGGATAACTCAATCTAGCTAAAAACCGCGTATTTCCTATGCTGATTAAAGCTGACTTGAAAGGACAGCTTTGTCTATGGCAAATGGAAACGGGCGCAAGCCCGACTTTAACGTTACGGTCCCGCGCAATTATGAAGCGCAAGGAGAGGAACGGACTCACTGGTACACGATTGGCGAAGGATGGCAGGGAGAGGACGGGATGATTACGTTCCGCATCGCTACTTGTCCCGGCGTCAATTTCGTTCTTTGCCCGCGCAAAGAGAAAGAACAGGAGCCGCCGCCGATGTTCGATGACAAGAAGAAACGGAAATAGCCGTGTTGGACTTCGAGCAGATCAAGAAAGCAAGCATCCTTGAAGTTCTCAAGCGGTACGGCGTAACACTGAAGGGGCGGGGCGACTGGCACTATGCCAAATGCCCCCTCCCTACACACGAATCGAAAGACAGCAGGACATCGTTCGGCGTCAACGTTCCCCAAAACTTCTGGCTCTGTCACTCCGACTCCTGCCGGATGAACAAGGGGAATAAGAAGGGCGGCGATGTCATCAACCTCGTGCAAGTTCTTGAAAAATGCTCCATGCTACAGGCGGCGCAAAAGCTGGTTGACTGGTATGGACTGAACGAATCAAAAAAGGCAACGGCCTCGAATGGGACGAAACCCAAAGAGAGCGTTGCCGTCGTGATACCTCCTGACTCTACTGAACTGCCAAAAGAAAGCAAGACGTTAACCGCTGAACCTATGGTTAACAAGCCTCTCTCATTCGCTGGGTTCAAAGACCTTGACTCGACGCATGAGTATCTCCGGGGGCGTGGCATCCGCATCACGACTGCTGAGGAGTTTGGGATTGGGTACTTCGGTGGCCGCTCGTCGGTCATCAAAGACCCGTACCGAATCGTCATCCCGGTTCATAATGCGGCGGGGTTTCTCGTTGCGTATGTCGGGCGGTCACTGGATGCCGGCGCGGAAGAAAAATATCACTTCCCGCCCGGATTCTTGAAAACGCTTGAACTCTACAACGTCCATCGGGTGATGGATGATACGGCGATCTGTGTTGAGGGATTCTTCTCCGTCATGCACCTATGGCAAGGGGGATTCCAAAACACTGTCGGACTCATGGGAAGCACTATCTCAGAGGCGCAACTGTTGCTCTTAAAACGCTTCAGGAGCGTCGTTCTCATGTTGGACGGGGATAAGGCCGGGCGCGAGGCGACGGACGTGATCGCGGCGAAGATTGCTAAACAACAATTCGTAACAGCCGTGATGTTGGGCGACGGACAACAGCCTGACCATTTATCAGGGGAGGAGCTTCGCTCTTTCCTCCACCCCATTCTTGGATGAATGGGGTTTTTCGTTGCGGTGTAGGGGAACGGGTTAGTTTATTTTTACTGAATGATTGAACCTAGAGAAGCCCGTCAATAGCTTTGCGCAGTTCGTCGGGTGACGATACTGTCCAGACCTGCGCGACGGCGTCCCGATACTTCTTGAGGGCGTCCTCAATCGGTTGTCGGGCTGCTTCAAGTTTGGCCTCCACGGACTCGCGAATTACAGCGGCGACCTCGTTCCGCGCCAACTCGAAATCGTGGCCGTTATGCCGAAATCCTGCATCTTCCATTTTTCGGTGGAGAGCGTCCACCTTCTTCTGAAGATTGATGATGTCGTCATTAAAGCCCCGAATCAACTTGACGATGGACGAAAGCCCCTTGCCTTTCGCCGCCTCGTTGACCAGAGAAGCCTCCGAAATCTTTATGGACTTCTCAAGGTTTCTCTCCGCGCGTCGCTCAGCTTGCCAGAGCATATCGACAATGTGCTCGCGCTGTTTAACGTCAATTTTTACTGCTTTTTCCATGTTTGTTGTTAATTAAGTTTGAGCCGTCTCCCTACAGGCGCAACCCAAAGAGATGGAACGACAGAATGCGCTAGGCGCTTTACGTTCCATCTCTGTTCTGAAGATATGGGGACTGCCGGTCGCGTGTACAGACGCAAGAAACGCAGGATTAGGACGCGAGAAACCGATAGATTTTATCCTGGGTGTCTTTCTTCTTTGTTCCCCAGCGCATGAGGGATTGCTTGATAAGTTTTGTTGGGTTGGCTTCGTCGCCTCGCGGCTGGATCGTCGCGTCGGCAAGGATCGTGCGAATCTTTGGAATGTCATTTTCGAACGTCCGGGCGATGAATCGGTAGCGAGAGAGGCCGGTGATCTCCCGCGCCTTGCTCTCCTCTCCCCAATTCTTCGCCATAAGCTCTGCATCCTCCCCGCTTGAGTTGAAGACGATCTGCGTTGGGCAGTTGGCTAAGAGATCGCGGGCAAACGGAAGCTGATACATTCCTTGGGTTCCCGAGACAAGCGCGATGCCGAACTTCCGGCCTTCGGCAAGCAATGTGTTGAATCGTCCGCCATGCGTGAAGTTGTGCGTCTCGTCCACGACCATGAGGAACGGGGGCCGCTTCTTTTGTTTCTCGCGCTTCAATGCAGAAATGGAAACCATCGAAACGACAAGAGAGCCGAGAATCTGGGCTATCTCCTCTCCCAGTCTTCCTTTTGAAAACCTGCATACGACAATCCGGCGCTTGTTCATCACGTCCAAGAAATTGAGGGATTTCGTCTGCCCGATGATCGTGATGATGGATGGCCGGAGGAGCTTTCCTACTTTGTTGATCGGCGGCGAGAACTTAGACATCTGCTCGGATTCGCGGAGCTTGTCGTCATACTGCTCCTTGAACATTTTGAGGAGCGGGTTTTCGGATTCCTTCAAGACCCTTTCCCTGAACTTGTCGTCGGCCATGAAACGAAAGACGTGAACGGGCGTCGGGTGTGTGAAGCGTTCGCATACTGCGTCAATGGCATTGATGATGACGCGGGCCGATTCGTCTCCCCAGGCGCTTCCGGCGAGAGATTTGAACGTGGTAAAAAGCGATTCCTTCCCAAGCTCAAGCTCCTCACCATTTCTAAAGTGAAGAGGATTGAACGGGGGAACGTGCGTTGCGTCGGGGTCTATCCAAATGAAGTCTCTCATCCGGCTTTTGGGAATGAGCCGGGCAATCTGGTCGGCGGTGTCTCCGTGAGGATCAATAAAAAGTCCGCCGTGCCCCTGGCGGATGTGCTCAATGAAGAGATTGATGAGAAGCGTTGACTTGCCGACACCGGAGCCGCCTTCGACGTTAATATGCCGCGAGGTGTCAACGGAAAATGGGGCGCTCGTGAGATAGTCTGTACCTAAAATGACGTTCATCAAAAAAGTGAGAAATGTTTGTCAAGTGCTTCTGGTCGCTATATGAAAGCGTGAGTTATCCACTGAAAAATGGGTGTTTGACGAAAAGTGAAAAAATGCGTTTGGTAAAATTAAGGTAGAGGATCAAGAATCCTCTCCGCCTCGAAAGCGGTTATCAGGTGAGCGGTAGCACCTTCACAATCCATGACCTTTCAAGAACTCCGGGATGGAGTTCCTACTACCTTCAAGATTATCGGTTTGCATGATAAGTATGAGTTCTGGTGCAAGGAATGTTCTTATAAGCATCTCTATAGAGCGAGTAAGAAAATTGTGCGGCAAGCATTTTGGAACAGTTCGTGGCAAATTGAACTTTCCGAGACTCTTGAGAAACATCAGTTGTGGCACGAGCAACATCTCAACGAATCATGGGAGGAGCACGAAAAACAAAAGCTCGACGAGACAAGTCGTCAAGCTATGCAAGAAATCAATCGAATGTTCCGTAGCTTCTTCCGTTAAGCATACCAAGGCCCCTATCTACCGCAAGGGGCTTTTGTTTTTTTTGAACGAACTGATCCGGCGTCCCCGTCCCCATCGCGGCTGGAGTACAACCGGAGAAGACGGGGAGGCGGGAGAGTGCGGGATTTTGCCCGCCCCGCGCTGTTAGACGCGATTCAGTTAATTATGAATTATTGACGGGAGTTGTCGAGGTGGGGATTAGTCGATGAAATTCGATACGGGAGTTAAACTTCTTGATTGCTTTGCGGTTTCGGCGTTCCTTGGTGCGCTTGCCGCCGTGTTTGTTCCCGCGAGGATTTTTTACGATTTACTTTGTCGCGGGTCTTCTTGTCGCCGCCCACGATTGAGTTGCCGTGCTTTTTCCCGGCCATGTTAGAGGGTTAGAAACGAGTACGACCTTTGCTCCGCGTCCTTCGGCGTTTTGAATATCTCCGCGCCGATGTCTTGCTTGCAAGCATCTTCGGTCGTGAGCCAGAACATCCGATTCTTATAGCGGGCTTCAAGTTCCTTGAGGAGATTCTGCCGCCGTGTGTCGTTGCGCTGGACGACGATAACGCGGAACTGCCGGAATGAGGTCCACTCTTTTTCACACGCATCCGTGTTGTAGTACTCGTAATATTTGCCGAGCTTGCGGATGATGGATGATTCTCCGTTCTTGATGTTTCCGATTTTAGAGCGTTCCATTTCAAGGAAATAGTGAAGAGTATTCTTTCCGTCCGGCTTCGCGGGGTCGGAGATGGCGAAGTATGCGTCGGGGGCGATGGTCTTTTTCTTGATGTCTTTCTGGTGCCAGTAGAGTTCGAGGTTTTGCTTTTCGCAGAATTTCTTGAGGGCGATATGGAAGAGGGAGATTTCAAGCTCGTGGTCCAGGGTGCGCTGTGAGTGTTCGTCAAAGGTCTTCGCGTGATCTGTTTCCCAGATGTCCTGGGCCTCTATCAGTCGCATCGCCTTATCAGAAAGCCCGTAAACATAGGTCATAGCGCCCCGCTCCTCGGTCACGAGGTCAAAGTAGGGTAAGCGGTTCGCAAGTCCGTCCCTATGAAGAAACTGGAGCGTTCTGCGCACCGTCCTCTTGTCGTCCTCGTTCGGATTCCGGTGCTTCAGAAGGGCGGCGGCGTCGTTCGTGCGTAGACAGAAATACTCGGCGAGGAGTTTAAGCGCGTTGCGTTTTGCTCCGGTGAGGCGGCTTGCTTGATGGTTCTGGCTCATCTTCCTTTGACTGAACCACGTCCGGCTCGGTATCGCAAGCGTACTTTTCCACAGTGCGTTTCCTAATGATTCCTGCGTAACTTGCGGGCGAACGGCCCGGAGGTCTGGGCGTCGTGATGCGCTGGCTTGTACCATCGGCGGCGCGGTAGAGCGCCTGAAATTTCGGGAGACTCGGCAAGAGCGAGATATCGGGGACATCCTGCTCGATGGGGAGATTGTCGAGCTTCGTTTGGATGCCTCGGATTTCAGCGTTCCTCAAGTCAACCTCATCGTCGTACCACTTCGTATACTCCTTGCCGATGGATTCTTTTTCCAAGAGTTCCACTTCTACCTTGAGTTGGTCACGTTTTGCCGTGAGCTTGCTCCGCATCTTCTCGTAGGCATCGTCCTTTGAGGGAAAGACGGCTTTGAACTGCGCCGCATCCTTCGGGTCCATGCGGAAGAGGATCATGGTCGAGGCGTTCCATAGCCGGTCACGGATTTTGGAATCAAGCTGAGATGACTGCTGATGAGAGATGGTGAGGCCGAGTTCATACTTGCGGGCCTGGGAGAGAATGATGTCGAAGGTCGGTGTGGCGAAGTTCTCGAACTCGTCAACGTAGAGGCAAAAGAGCTTGCGCTCGCTATGCGGGAGATTCCGGCGTAGGAAGGCGGCTTGCTGGATTTTCCCGATGACGAGCGAGGCGAAGAGCCGGTCAGTTTCGTTGATGTCTACCGTAACGAGGATGACTTTGCCCTCTTCCATCGCATCGCGGATGTTGAGTTTCGGGGCGGGGCTTCCGAAGATCGTGCGGAGAAGCGGAGACTCGAAGAATGGGATCATGCGCGTCGTGATCGCTTCAAACTCGGCGGCCCTTGGAAAATCCTCCCACTCGGATTTCCTCCCTGGACAGTAGGAGAGAAGCTCGTTCCTCCGGGTCGGCTGTTCGATGAAGCGCAGGATGTCGAGGAAGGTCGCCCGGCGCCCGGAAGGAATACTCCCCTCGTTCGCGTCAAATAGGGTGCCGAGGACTTTGCGGAGAAGGGGGCGTGCTCGCGGGGCGTTTTCAAGGTTAAAGATGCCGAGAAGATTGTCCGTGAGAATCTCCCGCTCCTTGGGTTCGTTATAGGAAAAGAAATCTATCGGGACGGGATGCTCGGTATCGAGCAGGATCGTGTCTTCAACCCGGCTCTTCGGAATCCAGTTCAAGAGATTGTTTACGAGGTCGCCAGTAGGATCAATGACACATACCCCCCACCCACGCTTGATGTCGTGGAGGGCCATCTGGTGTATCAGACTGCTCTTTCCATATCCCGAGAGTCCGGCGATATAGACGTGCAGGTTTCGTGCCTTGTCGGGGATGGAGATGGTCGTCATTTGATAATCATGGAACATGTTTCCGGGAAGCCGGAAAAGCCAGCAAAGAACCTGATGCCGCGTCCAAGGGTTCCCTTCAGCCGGAATTGGTTCATGGGTTCCTGGATACATGGTCTGTCTTTCGGGCCGAAAGGCCCGATAGTTTTGAGAACCCCTTGCTGATTGAAGTACTGGAACGACACGCGCCAGTTCGTGTCATTTTGATCGACGGCAATGAATGTCCATCCCGTTGTCCAACGACGTGGCACGATGACCCACTGAGTAAAACAGTCTTTCTTCGCCTCGCTGATGACGAAGTGATCTACATTTTGGATTTCGGAATAGTCGAGTGATGGCTTGTTCCAAGAGTCTGAACAGGGGAGGTTCTCGGCGGCGTTCACCGGGTTTGCGGGGATAACGACCTGCGCGGGTGCCGGGCGGAAGGCGCGTTTTACAACTTCCGCATGGTAGTTCGTCGCTTCGGCCAAAATGAAGAACGCGAGGAGGATATAGAGGCTTATTCGGAGCCATCGCATAAGACGGGCCATCTTCTTCATAAGGCGCTCCCGATGGGCGTCCCCTCACCCTCAGCAATTTCTCGTGTGTCCAGGGCGATTGAGACAACGCGATACGCAATGACCGAAATATGGAGAGCATCCCATTTCTCTTCAAGGGACTTCAGGACCATCTCGCGGATGGTTTCCGGCTTGGGGACTCTTTGGACGGTGGCGGCATAGCGGCTGAGGACGAGGCCGGTCAGGGTTTCAATGGCTTCGCGGGCGTCATCTTCGTGAAAGGGGATTTCCACTTCGTACAGCATGAGGATCGGTTGATTCGTCGAGAGCACCGCCCGCGCCTGGTGAATCCCGCGTTCGAGCGGAACCGGGTCCCGGAGAAGATTGTATTGGTCAATGCGTTTGATGGTTTTGGTCGAGTGCCGAATCGTTCCGATGATGGCAAGAACGACGAGAGAAACGAGAACGAGGTCACCTGCGGCCTCAACAGACACATCCGGCGAGAAGATGAGGTAAAGAGCGAAGAAAAAGACCAGTGCGGTAGCGAGGAATGTTGTGACAATAAACCGCTTGATCTTGGGCAGGAGTTGCTTTGCCCATTCGAGGCGCTCCGGGGGAGGATTGACGAAGTTCACCAGTTGCCGCCCGGTCCTTGCGATAGCAACCCGATAGGGCGAGCGGAGCGACGGGCAGTCTTCACCAAGCGGTAGCGTAGCCCGATAGGGTGGACTGATAAGGACAGGGAAGACTGCCCGTCGCTAGGCGGGGGACCGGGCGGCACACCAGAAACACCAGTAAATACAAGTGCGCGGCGCATTTCCGCGCTAATTTTTTGGATACCTGTCGCGGACAAAAGCCGGTATTCTAAGAGGACTGCCAAAACAGGCTTATAATAGCCGTACCTCTACCCTTTTGGGTAGAGGTTTCCGAGGTCGGAAGGTTCCTTGGAAGCCATCCCATAGGGAAGGGCTTTTAGGGTTTCTCTCGGCTTCGCTTTTCTCACAGTCTTCCCTTAACGGGAAGAGGAATTCAATCTGAGGTTTAGGTATGGATTCCAGTGAGAAGTACTATTCGGTTAAGGAAGTGTCCGGGATTTTGGGGTGGTCGGTGGATACGATTCGTCGGCTCGTGGATCGGGGCTTCTTGAAAGCTCTGACCCTCCCCAGGGCATCGGGGCGAAGGAGCCGGATTTATCGGTCCATGCGGATCGCTAAATCAGAACTTGATCGGTGCATTCGGACACTACAGGGGGCCGGGCGATAGCCCGGCTTTCTCTTTGAAGAGTTTGAGATGGTGGGGCTTTTCCTATTCTGGTTGTTATTTGGGACGGTGCCAAGATTCGATCATGGAGACGTGATTTAAGTTCAACCACTTTTCGCCATGCTCGCGGTGCGACTGTGTCTGATTAGACCAACGCCAAAGGTTGGCTCTTATCCAAAAACCATTTATTTCAAGAA